CTATTAGATCCGATGGATTACTATTTACTTGGGGAATGGGAAATTTTGGTCAATTGGGTCACGGAACTAATATCAGTAGATCATCTCCTGTACAATTAGGATCAAGTTCTTGGACAGCAGTTAGTGCTGGATTTTATTTTACAGCAGCCATTAGATCCGATGGTAAATTATTTACTTGGGGACAAGGTGTTTCTGGTCAATTAGGTCATGGAACCACTAACGATAGATCATCGCCTGTACAAGTAGGATCAGATTCTTGGACGGCTGTGACTGCTGGGTATTCTCACACCGTGGCTATTAGATCCGATGCAAAATTATTTGCTTGGGGTAGAAACTATAATGGGCAAGTAGGTGATGGAATCAATAGCGATAGATCAGCACCAGTTCAAATAGGATCAAGTTCTTGGACAGCAGTTGAAGCAGGATTTAACTTCTCCACTGCAATTAGATCCGATGCAAAACTATTTACTTGGGGACAGAATTTTGCTGGTCAATTAGGTGATGGAACCACTACCGATAGATCATCACCAGTTCAAATAGGATCAAGTTCTTGGACAGCAGTTGCAGCCGGTGGATATCACGTTCTCGCAATTAAATCTAATAATTTATTGTTTACTTGGGGACTTAATAACGCTGGCCAATTAGGAGATGGATTTGGATATGGTTACGATAGATCATCACCAGTTCAAATAGGATCAAGTTCTTGGACAGCAGTTACAGCTGGGCCCGCTCATTCGGCGGCTATTAGAACAGATGGAAAATTATTTACATGGGGCAATAACTACTATGGTCCATTAGGTTTGAACAACAATACTTACTACTCATCACCTGTACAAGTAGGATCAGGTTCTTGGGCATCAATTTCTTCCCACGGGTTTCACGTATTGGGAATATCATAAAAATAAGCGTTATATACTTGATAGTTTAAAAATATTATGGAGATTTTTTAATATGCATTTAATTGACCAACAATTAAATTTAATGATAAGAGGCAGATTTGATGAAGCATGGAAAATATGTGAACTTCTCAATGAGGAAATGCCTAATGAACCAAGAGCAATATTTAATAGAGGTTGGTTCCTTATCAATCAAGGTAAATTTCAAGAAGGATTTCAATGTCTCGAATATGGTAGACCTCTGAATGTTTACGGAAATAAAAAACTTTCAACAACAAAACCCATTTGGGATCAAAGCGACTTAAACGGAAAAACTGTCATCATTAATCTTGAGGGAGGTTATGGTGATAATATGATTTACGCTAGATTTGCCACCGAAATCTGGAACAGAGGAGGCAAATGTATTCTATGCTGTGATGAGTCTTTACACTCTTTGTTCTCACGTATACCTGGTGTGTATTCATGTATAAAAATGAATCAAGTCCAGTCAACACAACACGACTTTTGGATTCCAGGATTTAGTTGCAGTTGGTTATTTGGTGATACAGTGGATACGATGCCAAAGCAGCCATATATATTTGCAAGACATGAAAGCATTGATTTGTGGAAAACAATGTTGAACAGCAAAAAAATTAAAGTTGGAATTCGTTGGAGTGGTAATCCAAAGTTTGAACATCAACAGTTTAGGGTATTTCCTCCTAAAAACTTAATCAATCTACATAAAGATTTTAAGGACATACAATTCTATTCTCTACAAAAAGATAACGATTTAATTGAATTGCCTGATGGAATAAATGACTTAAATCATTTATTAGTATCGTGGGAAGATACTGCGGCATGTATTGAAAATCTTGATTTGGTCATAACGTCATGCACTAGTATAGCACATCTTGCATCGGCAATGGGCAAACCAACGTGGGTAATATTGCCTGTTTTACCATACCATGTTTGGGCACATGGGGATAAACACAGTCCTTGGTATGAAGAAACAACAACTGTTTTTAGGCAAAAAACTTTTGGAAAATGGGATGAGCCGTTTTTGGAAATACGAAATGAGTTGGAAAAATTCTGTTCAATTTATAATGAAACTTAATTATTGTTATTTTATTGGAAAGAAAAATTATGGAAAATCAAAAAACTTTGCACTTTATTGTTGGCTTGCCTAGATCAGGATCAACTCTACTCACTAATATCTTCAAACAAAATCCAAAAATTCATGGTGAAGCGGTAAGTTCTTTATCAGCACTTGTTGGTAATATTAATTATGGTTGGAATAATTTTGAAGCTAACAAAGAATATTTAAACACTTCAGCTAAGATTGGTGTAATCAAAGGAGTACTTGCTGGTTATCATTCACATATTGATAAACCAATCATAATTGATAAAGACAGGACTTGGATTTCACATATTCCAGTGTTAGATGATTGTGTGTGTTAGAAATCCAGCAGAAATATTATCTTCTTTTGAAAAAATGAGAAGAAGTAATCCATTATTTGTTACTGGTGTTGATTCAAACTTAGGACCAGGATCAAACATAGCATCAAGAGCAATGTATTATGCTGGTCCAGGAGGTGTTCTTGGACTAAATCATAGGAATGTAAAAGATGCTATTACTATGGGATACCTGGATAGACTTTTATTTGTGGACTATAATAGATTGTGTAACACACCAAAAGCACAGATGAAAAGAATCTATGAATTTTTAGAACTAGATAACTATGAACATGATTTCAATAACATCACTCAAGAAGAAAAATATAATGATCTTGCAGTTGGTTTACCAAATCTTCATAAAATTAAAAACTCTCTAGATAAAACAACAGTAAATTGTGTTGAGTATCTTGGACTAGAACTATACGAACAATATAACAGAGAAATTTTTTGGAATGCTTGGATTTAAAGGAAATATTATGACACCTGAATTAACAAAATTAAATATGGGATGTGGTTTTAAAAAACTAAACGATCATTGGAATGTAGACGTTGAAAAAAAATGTAATCCAGATGAAGTATTAGATTTTGAAGTAACACCTTGGCCATATCAGGACGATTTTTTTGAAAATATTACCGCAGATAATATCTTAGAACACTTAGGACAAGATCCAAAAGTCTTTACAAAAATTATTAAGGAGATGTATCGTGTCAGTAAAGATGGTGCCGAATGGTATATCAATGTACCGCATCATCGCTGTGACAATCACTGGAACGACTATACACATGTTAGAGTATTAACACCTAAAACATTTGCGCTATTTGACCAAAAGGCTAATCACGAATCAATTGAAAGAGGATTAAGTGATAGCACATTTGGTATAATGAATAATGTTGACCTTGAAGTTTATGATGTATCACATAACATTATTGGTTATTGGTTAAAGCAACAACAAGAAGGTCTTCTTGGTCCAAAACAACTAGATATAAACTTAAACACTATGGCTAATGTTGCGGAAAGCGTTAATATTTTTATCAAAGTACATAAGCCGGGCAGATTTTCCACATTGTACAAATAATTTTAGGAGTTTAATATGAATATGAGAATACTTATTATGGGATTGCCTGGATCAGGTAAAACTTATTTTGCTGAGAGATTGAAAAAGTACTTGGAACAAAATAGCAGTTTGAGCAGTATGCCAAAATGGCGTATGGATCAAATGGAAAGAATGCCAGCTACTTACAAATCAAAAGTAGATTGGTTTAATGCTGACGATGTTCGCCGAAAATTTAACGATTGGGATTTTTCTAAAGAAGGTCGCATTCGTCAAAGTTTGCGAATGTTAGATTTTGCGATCGAAGCCGCTGGCGATTTTGTTATTTGTGATTTTGTTGCGCCTTTACCAGAGATGCGTAATAACTTCAAAGCAGATTGGACCATTTGGATGGATACAATTGATGCAGGAAGATATGAAGATACTAACAAAGCATTTACACCACCAGATGTTTATGATTTCCGTATCACAGAAATGAATGCTGAGAAGTGGGTAGAGTTTGTTGGCGAACATATTCTTTATGGACGCCGCCGTCCAACTTTTGATTGGAAAAAAGAAACTGTTGAAATGTTAGGTCGTTGGCAGCCATGGCATGCGGGTCATCGTGCGTTGTTTGATAGAGCAATCGCAAAGACTGGGCAAGTTTGCATTATGATTAGGGATTGTCAAGGATGGAATAATTCAAATCCTTTTGAAGGCAATCAAGTCAAAGAATTTATCAAACGAGATTTAGATCCTGTGTATCAAGGACAATATGAAATTTTTTTGGTACCAAATATCACAAACATCACATACGGCCGAGATGTCGGATACAAAATTGAACAAGAAGTTTTTGATGATGCGATACATGCAATTTCTGCAACAAACATTCGCAAAGAACTCGGACTAAAATGAAAAAGTACCACATCAACGCTTGACTTTATACAAGTAGCAGAGTATGATCATACTTTATTTTTCATCCATGTTGAGGCACAAAGCTATATATAGCATTGCTGCCTGGTTTAAAGGTTCTAAATGGCGTTAAACGTTTCTGAATATACATCCCCGTTTGATCACTATGTAATAGATAATTTTGTCACTGAGGAAATGGGTCACAAGTTAAGTTCTCAATTTCCTGACTACAACTCTCCTAGTTGGTTTGAATACGATAACCCCCTCGAAAAAAAACGAACAATAAGAGATTGGGGTAAGTTCCCAGCTGAAACATATCAATTGTTTAGTTATCTTTGTGGTGATCAGCTGGATCAGATAAAGGAGTTAACAGGATCCTACGATCTGTATTCTGATCACGGATTACACGGCGCTGGATGGCACATACATAAAAGAGGTGATCATTTAAATGTCCACCTTGACTATTCGATTCATCCGTATGCTAAACTACAGCGAAAATATAATTTAATAATATATCTTACTCCGGATTGGGATCCCAGCTGGGGAGGCGGACTTGAACTCTGGTCACATAACCAACAACTAAATCTTCCAAGCATCAAAGTTAAAACCATTGATTGCAAATTTAGACGTGCCGTGTTGTTTGATACTACACAGAATTCTTGGCACGGTGTTTCTGAACCAATTAACTGCCCTGATGGAGTTTATAGAAAGAGCGTAGCCATGTACTACCTTACAACTCCTAAAGAAGATATTGATCAAAGAAATAGAGCTCTCTATGCTCCTAGAGAGGATCAAAAGGATAGTGCTGACATAATTGACTTGATTAATGAAAGAAAATTATAATGAATAAAAAAGCTAAGATCGTAATGATCGCAATGTATAAGAATGAAGCTTCTGTCATTAGAAGAATGCTTGATTCATGTCTACCTTATGTTGACTATTACGTTCTTCAAAACAACGGATCAACAGACGGTACCGATGAAATAGTTAAAGGCTTTCTAACAGCAAATCAACTCAACGGTGAGATTTATTATGTTGAAGAAGGCTGGGTTGGTTTTGGATGGAATAGAGACCATTTGATTCAGCACTGCCAAAATAATGTTGATCACGGTTGTGATTGGATTCTTAAAATGGATTGCGATGAGGTGCTAGAGGTTGATGAAGACTTTGACTGGTCACCTTTGGACAACCATGACACTCAAGCGTTCCATGTTACAGCTGTGAGTGGAGACTGTATCTACCATAGAGCATGGATGTGGAATGCAAAGCTGCCTTGGAGATTCAATCACGACACATGCCACGAAACAATTTACTGTAATATCGACGGCATTGGTGAGGAGTTTGAAAGAGTTTCTCTGTCTTCTAAATTCAGACAAATTGGTTTCAATGAGGGCCAAAGCTGGTCTAATCCGTATAAATTTATAAGTGATGCTCTCATTCTTGAAGAGAAGATGATTAGAGAAGGAACTATCTTCACCGATCACTATCATTTTTGGTATATTGGTAAAAGCTATAACGATTGCTACCGTTCATCTGCACTTCCATTAGGTGAAACACAACAGAAACAATATGCTGAGAGATGCATTTATTATTTCAGGGAATATATTAAGTTTAAGAATTGTCCAAATCAGATAAATGAACTGTGCTATGTGGCTCTAATATTTTCTGCCAACTGCTACCACTTTTTGGGAGATATGGATTCATGCATAGCTTCTCTCAATGAAGCAGGACAATATGCACCGGGAAGAAATGAACACTTATTCAAGTTAGCCGAAGTATACCTTCAACTTGGCCGGTATAAAGATATGCTTACATATACTACAATAATGATGGATCCAGCAAGAGTAAATCCATTTCCAGAATACATAGTGTTTATTAATAGTTCAATATATAATGATAGTAAGTCAAACAAAGTTCAAAGCATTCATCAACTAGCATTACAAAACCAATCGTCCAGCCCATCTATTTTTAATATTAATAGTGATATGGGCAAGAGGTTGTTTGTTGTGGATAACTTTTACAGTGATCCTGATGCAATCAGATCGTACGCTCTCAGTGTAGAGTTTCAAACTGATATTAGATGGTATAAGGGACTTCGTTCTACCAAGCCATATAGAACAAATGAAATAAAGAAATCATTCGAGCAAATTATTGGACAACCAATAACAGTTTGGGATGAACACATCTATAACGGATGCTTCCAAATTTGCAAGGCAGATGATCCTCAAGTATATCACTACGATATGCAAAACTGGGCTGCTATCATTTACTTGTCTCCTAATGCTCCTCTAATCAGTGGTACAAGATCACATAGGTCTTTTAGCACAGGACTTACTCATTCAACAGAACCAGGCGTTGATGCATCTTTTGCAGGTGGATTCTACGATAGTACTAAATTTGAGATTGACAATAGTGTCGGTAACATGTACAATAGATTAATTATTATGGATTCTAGATTAATCCATTCAGCTGGTCCTTACTTTGGTAAAGATCAGCAATCCGGTAGACTAACTCATTTATTCTTCTTTGACTGATGAAAAACTTAAAATTTAGTATTATTACTCCCTCGCATGACCCGGACAATGTTCCTTTTTTAATTGAGACTTTTGAAAGCATATGCGATCAAATCCATGAGAACTGGGAATGGATTCTTTATCTTAACAATAAGTGCCTTCCCAAATTTATACCACCTGATATAACTAATCATCCTAAGGTTAGAGTGTTTCATGCTTATACCGAACAACCAATAATTGGATTGATTAAAAAAGAAGCATTTAGTATTGGTTCTGGTGATGTTTTAGTAGAGCTAGATCATGATGATTTGTTAACTCCTGATTGTCTTGCAAAATTAAATATTGCATACCAGGATGAATCTGTTGGATTTGTTTATAGTGACAATGCCTCTCTCAAGATGAATGGTGATTTCATTCCCTATCAGGCTGATAACGGGTGGACATACCGTACATTCAATTGGAAGGGTCAAGATCTAATAGCAATGAATAGCTTTGAGCCGTCTAGTCATAGTCTATGTTACATATGGTATGCACCTGATCACGTAAGATCGTGGAGAAGATCAACATATCACGAAATTGGGGGTCACAATATCGAACTAGAAGTCTGTGATGACCATGAACTTTGTATTAGAACATATCTTCACACAAAGATGGTTAAAATTCCAGAAGTTCTATATGTGTATAGAATTACAGGAAACAACACTTCTATCAATCATAGAAATGAATTAATTCAGACTAAAACAAGACAGCTCCATGTTCAATATGCACAAAAGCTAGCTGAAAAAGATGCAGATCTAAGAGGACTTATGAAGGTTGATATTGGGGGAGGATTAAATCCTTATCCTGGATATTTTTCTATTGATTTGAGATCTGATGCAGATATGGTTGCAGATCTCAATGACGGCATTCCTCTTTTTGATAATAGTGTAGGAGTGTTGAATGCAAGTCACATCATTGAACACTTGAATGATAAGACTATGATCATGTCAGAAATTCACAGAGTACTAGCTCCAGGTGGTTGGGTGTTCATTGAAGTACCTAGTACAGACGGAAGAGGTGCATTCCAAGATCCAACTCATGTCAGCTACTGGAACGAAAATAGCTTTCTTTATTACACAAATAGGTATCTTGCGAACTTTGTTGACAATACAACTATCAGATTCCAAGAGTACAGAAGAGAGACTCATTTTCCCAATGAATGGATGAAGAGTATAAACGTATGTGTTACATCTGCCTGGTTGGTTGCTATCAAAGATGACATGCCTAGACTACCGGGTCCTCTCTACATATAAATACTCTATTATAAGGAGTAAATATGGCCGTCCCAATATCAAGATCTGAATTCAAAGAATACTGTTTACGCAGTTTGGGTAAACCTGTAATTGAAATTAACGTTGATGATGATCAAGTAGAAGACCGTATTGATGAGGCTTTGAAGTATTATTGGGATTACCACTTTGATGGTACTGAGAAAATATATTACAAGCATCAAATCACAAATCAAAACGTATCGGACAAGTACATAATCCTTCCTGAAAATATAATTGGCGCTGTAAGAATATTTAATATTGGTGACCCAATGGTTACTAATAATCTTTTTGATATCAGATATCAGATTGCCTTGAACGATTTGTATACTCTTACATCTGTATCAATGATTCCATATTACATGATGTTTCAACACATACAACTGTTAGAGCAATTGTTAGTTGGCCAACAACCTATTAGATACAATAGACATAGCAATAAATTGTCTGTGGATATGGACTGGGGTAAAGTTAACGTAGGAAACTTCTTACTGGTAGAGGCTTATCAAGTTTTAGATCCTGACATTTATACAGATGCGTGGGGCGATAGATGGCTCGCTCTGTACACTACAGCTTTAATAAAGAGACAGTGGGGATCCAACTTAACAAAATTTACTGGATTACAACTTCCTGGTGGTGTTCAGTTCAATGGTACAAAGATATATGATGATGCTAGAGCTGATATTGAAGCAATGGAAAAAGAGATGAGTTCAAGCTACTCTCTTCCAGCATATGATATGATTGGCTAAGGGGTAACAAAATCGCTACCTCATTTTACTTCAATAATTTTGGCGCTAGTCAAGAGCAACAACTGATCGAGGATTTGGTTGTTGAATCTATTCGTATTTACGGACACGATGTATACTATCTTCCAAGAACAACTATTAACAACGATGCTGTACTAGGTGAAGAATCGTTCTCTGAATTTAACACTCACCATTTTGTTGAGATGTATATTAAGAACGTTGAAGGATTCGGTGGTCAAGGTGACTTCTTATCTAAATTCAATTTGGAAATTCGTGACCAAGTCACTCTGACTATTTCTAGAAGAACATTTAGCGAAGAGATCGGATCATATAATTCATTTGTAAGACCAAGAGAGGGTGATCTTGTTTACTTCCCACTGAATAACAAACTTTTTGAAATCAAATTTGTTGAACATGAATCAATATTCTATCAACTAGGGTCACTTCAAACATTTGACTTGACTTGTGAGTTATTTGAATACAATAATGAAAGATTCAACACAGGTATTGATTTAGTTGATTCGAAGCAAAAAGATATTACATTGAATCTTGCAGATTTTGCTATCCTTACAGAAGATCAATATCAGATTACAGATGAAGACAGATACAATCTAGTGTTGGAAAGCTTCGATATCGACACACAAGATCCAATATCTGATAATGAAGACTTTCAAACAGATGGTAGTGAAATTTTGGACTTCTCTGAAATAGACCCCTTCTCTGAGGGTGTGTATTAATAATGTTCAATCAAGTTTTCTATCACGACACAATAAAGAAATATGTAATATTGTTTGGTACAATATTTAACGATATTTACATTAATAAAACAGATGGTACAAGAGAACTCAGTACTATTAAAGTTCCAGTATCATATGGTCCTAAGCAAAAGTTTATTACTAGACTAACACAAGATCCTGATCTTACTAAGCCTGTAGCCATTCAATTACCTCGAATTGGTTTTGAAATGACTGATATGAATTACGCTCCGGAGCGTAAGTTACCAACCATTAATAAAGTCGCTGTACAGGATCCTTCTAATCCAGATAAGATCATGTATCAGTATTCTCCAGTACCTTACGATTTCAATTTTAGTTTGTATATTCTAGTAAAGAATGCAAATGACGGTACAAGAATACTTGAGCAAATTCTTCCTTTCTTTACTCCAGACTGGACTGCTACTCTTAACTTAGACTCATCAATGAATCATAGATATGATATTCCTATTGTACTGAATGATGTTAGTTCGGAAGATACATATGAGGGTAATTTTATCGAGAGAAGAGCTTTGACCTGGACACTTAATTTTACTCTCAAAGGTTACATTTTTGGACCTACTAGAAAATCAGAACAAATTAAAAGATCTATTATTAACCTATACAATGTTGATAATGCTAAGCCGTTTACACAGGCTGTAGGAAATACTCAACCTCAAGATATCATCACCACCATACCAGTTGTCGCTGGTAAAACTCTTGATGAGATAGAAGCTGATGATGATTACACCTTTAGTCAAACTATAGAGCAGTTCTATGAAAGATGATCCAATAGGGGACGCATTGAACATGACTCCACTTCAACCTTTACTTACTTCAGCACAAAAGAAGTCTCTTATTCCAACAGACTATGAATACGCTCGTGGAAGTATGATTGGCATCATAGAGAAGGGTAACGAGGCGCTAAGTGAAATGCTTAATGTTGCGCAACAAAGTCAACAGCCTAGAGCATATGAGGTAGTTGCTACTCTTTTGAAAACTATTGCTGATACAAATAAAGATTTACTAGAGCTTCAAAAGAAGCATAAAGATATAGAAAATATGGATGGTCCGCAGACCCCTCAAACAATT